TTGCCCAAATATTACACAGGTTGTTAGAACACCCCTTAACGATTTGCGTAAAAAACAAATTTCTGGCTTTTATCGAGACATCCCGGTCCATCCTACGCAAGCTGAAAGCTCGGGTATATCCAAAGAGCTGGAGTATCTTGAAGGCGTTCATCCATCGACTATCGACTATGACTGTACGTTGCTGGAATGCCATGTGGACTTGGATCTGTCGGGTTATGAAGAAATCGGAGAAGATGGAGAACCCACCGGAATAAAAATTCCGTATGTGGTTACCATCAGTGAAGATAATGGACAGGTACTGGCTATTCGTCGGAACTATAAGGAAGACGACGAGCAGAAACGAAAGATCCAGTATTTTGTACATTACAAGTTTCTGCCCGGATTTGGTTTCTACGGACTGGGCCTGATCCACACGATTGGCGGCTTGTCCCGTACAGCCACTGCTGCACTGCGGCAGCTTATCGACGCGGGTACGCTGTCGAACCTTCCCGCAGGATTCAAGGCCCGTGGGCTGCGGATCAGGGACGACGAAGATCCCTTACAGCCCGGAGAGTTTCGAGACGTGGATGCGCCCGGCGGAGCTATCCGAGACAGCTTGATGCCGTTGCCATTCAAAGGGCCGGATGCCACGCTGTTCCAGCTTTTGGGTTTTGTAGTTGAAGCCGGTCAGCGATTTGCCACGATTACGGATTTGAAGGTCGGGGATGGTAACCAAGGTGCGGCAGTCGGTACGACGATTGCCATGCTGGAGCAGGGCACCCGTGTGATGAGTGCGGTGCATAAACGAATGCACTATGCCATGCGGCAGGAATTTAGACTGCTGGCGCGGATCATGTCGGATTATTTACCGCCTGAATACCCCTATGCGGTTGTGAATGCTAATCGGGACATTAAGGCAAAGGATTTTGATGATCGGGTCGATATTTTACCCGTATCCAACCCCAATGTTTTTTCTCAGGCACAACGAATTACGCTGGCGCAGACACAGATGCAGCTTGCTACGCAGGCTCCTGAAATGCACAACCTGCATGAAGCGTTTCGACGTATGTATGAGGCGCTGGGGGTACGGGATATTGAGAAGCTGTTAAATACACCTTCTACGGACGAACCACAGCCCAAAGATCCGGCACAAGAGAACATTGATGCGTTGGAAAATACAGATCTAAAGGCTTTTAGCGGACAGGACCATGATGCCCATATTATGGCGCATTTGGTTTTTGGTACTTCTGGAAGTGTGCAGGGAATGCCTGCTATAGCTATTTCTCTACAAAAACACATCATGGAACATGCCAAGCTCAAAGCGCAGGAGCAAGCGGAAGTTATGTTTATGCAGCAGCGGGAAGCTGCGGGTCAGCAAGGGGCTGTTGATGAAGGTCAAGCACAATATGAGCTAGAGGCCTTAACGGCGCAACTGATTGCACAGGAAATGCAAAACTTGAAGGTGCTGAGTGATCAAATTGCGAACATGGGCCAGCAGGAAGGCCCTGATCCGTTGATCGCGTTGAAAGAGCAGGAACTGGCGATCAAAGGTCAGAAAAGTCAGGCGGACATTGCACAGGATCAAGCCGAATTGCAGCTTGACCAAACTAAGGAAGTTCGCAAGGGTCAGGAATTTCAACAGCGCCTCACGAGTCAGGAGGGTCAAACAAAAGCCCGTATTGATGCTGCTCGTGAGCGCAGGTTGCATAAACGTGAAGCTGAACGGGTTCTCGGAGATCGCGGAGAGGAATCCGGTGGGAATGGAGGAGGCAACATCGACTCCTGAAGGAGAGGCTTTAATTAGGGATTTGGGACGTTACATAAATCAACTTGAACAACAAATAGAGGCTGGACAATGACATTAACCGAATTAGCGGATCAAGTTACAACTAAACTAAGTGATACCGATTCCGCTTCGGTGGCTACCTGCAAGAAGTTCATCAACAACCGTTACCGTATGCTATGGGATTCGGGGTTATGGACAAACTCACTCGGAGTTGTAACCAAGACAGTCGCAGCAGAGGACGAAACCCTCACCTTATCCGGT